TTCATTCCAAGCGGTGATAGCAAAACTAATAGTAGTCATAATTTAATTTTAAATTAATCCAATATAATGACATGCTTCATCAAACTGTTCCTTACTAAACATCATTAATGTTTTAGGATCTGATTTGTGAGTAGCGCCTTTAAGTTTTTGTTTTTCTTCTTCTGTTGTTTCAATTGATTTAATACCTGCCCATCCCCAATTATCTTTACTAGTACCATTTGCAAACACAGTACCTTTATCAGATATATTGATAACTGTTGGATACCAAACTCGTTTTTGATCATCTATAAATTTAATATCTTTATATAGTTCAGGCATTACTTCTTCTGTTTCAGTCATTAATTGACTACCTTCAATCATTAATTCATTAGTCATGAATCCACAGCTCATACAACTCCAAACAGATATACCTTGTGGTTTATATTCATAACATGCATCTGAATTACAATGAGAACAAATTACTAATTTATCTTCCATAATTAAAATATTTTACTTTCTTTTGGTGGTGGGGTTTGAATACAAGTAGGAGTTGGTTTTATTTGAGATGTGTCTTCAACTATATCTAATTTATCTTTTATTTCATCCCATTGTTTAGGAGTAATGTTATAAGAATTAGCCGCTGTAGCAAAACCTTTTAACCAAATAACAAAATCTCTACTTGTCATTAATCTAATTTTTTAAGTTTAGGTAAACTAATTTTAGGTGCTTCAGTAACTGAACCTAATTTTTTTAACGCTGGTAATTTAAGTTCAACTTGTTTAGGTACTCTAGTTTCAAAGATATTATTTAATATCTCAGCCATTTTATCAAATGAGTAATTTGTTTTAGCAAAATGAGCTTGACGTTTAGCTTTTTCTAAATACTTATCATAATCATTATAAACTGATTTATAAGCATCAGCAACTTCACCATCGTTAGGAGTAAACCAACTTGATTCAGCTAATATCATATTTTTAGCTTGAGCTGACTTATGAACTGGATTTAAAGTACCATTCACTAAAACATTATATTCTGGATGTAAGAAATCAATATGTCCACTCCAATTACTAGCAATAATAGGTTTTTTAGATAAACTAAATTCAAGTAATGGTCTTCCAAATCCTTCACCTTTAGTTAATGACACCATTGCTTTTATTTTATCATGGTTATATAAGTCATTTATATCCTTATCATCTAAATCACCATGTAACAAATAAATGTTTGGTAAATCACCTTTAACAGTACTTTTAATAGCATCAATCTTTTTAAGTACTTCATCTCTATCCATTATAGAGTTAGTTACTTGGGCTGTTTTTAAAATTAAAGCTGGTTTGATTCCTTTTTTATTCTTAAATGTTTCTAAGAATGATTTAATCATGTAACCAACATTTTTTCTATCTTCACCTATATCACCTTGCAACCAGTGGCCTACAAATAAGAAACAAAAACTTTCTTCAATTTCATCTAAAGCTAAAACTAAATCTGTTTCTTCTAAATCATCATTATTAATAGCGAAATATTTATTTAAATCAGCTCCCTCAAATAATACATCAACTGGTTTTTCTAATTTAATAACACCTACTAATTGTTGACTATTTTTATCTTTCTTTTCAAAAACAGATTGTTCAAATACTTGTTTAGCATGATTTGATGACACTAAAGTCAAATCCATTCTATTAATACCTTCAATCCATGTTGGATCACATACTGTTGTTTCAATACCTGCTGTGATACCAATATTACATTTACCAATTGGTTGAAACTCATTTGGTACTGTAATTTGAATCCAAACATCAGGTTGTTTAGGTAATTGAGGTTGGCGCCAAATTAAATCTAATAACTGTTTATCTTCAGTTTTATTAGGATCTAAAGCATTCCAAGCTGTGTTACCCCAACGTTGAGAAATAACTTTAACATCATATTTGTCATATTTCAAAAGTGCTTTAACTATATCTCTAGATCTAGCACCATACCCTGACATTGTTTCAAGAGGGCAACTTATAACTACTAATGGTTTCATAACTTATCAATAAACTAATTTGTGACGAATATGTTTTCTTTTAAGTGGTTCAGTTTTAATTAACTCAAATTTATGTCTTGGTTTCCAGTTAGCCAAAACTTCATTGATATGCTTTATAACATTTCTACTCATGTTTTCAGCTGACATCATTGATTCATCTGATGTTACCCACTCACGAGCTAATTTTCCTCTATATTTACGTTCTTCATCTCCCATTTCATACATCTTCATAATAGCATCAGCTGCGTCTCTAAAGTCAGCTCTATCGTCATAGATATAAGGTGTTGGAACAGAACCTTGAATACTTATATTACTTGGAAATACTGGTATAGTCCATTCACCACATTGTTTATATTTACCAAAATGATTAGAACAAAAATCAGCGTCAAAATCAATCCATTTGCCATTTTCATCTACAAAACGCATTTGGTCTTGCATCCCACCTGTTACATTACCAATAATTGGTTTACCACACATCATTGCTTCAGTAAGTGATAATCCCCATCCTTCATTTGATGTTAATAAAATACAAGCATCAGAAATATTATAAACTAAATTAAGATCTGAAGTTGGTATTCTTGAATCAGAAAAATAAATTTGACTACATTGTTCATCAGTGAATAACATATCACGCACCGCATATAAGTCAGTACCATGTTCATCAACAGGTTGAGTATGTAATACTAAAGCGCATTTATTAGCTTTTTCTTTAGGTAATTTATCTAAAAATACCTTAAATGCAGCCATAGTATCTGGTATTTGTTTACGTCTAATATTTCTAGAGTTAAACATTAAAACAAAATCATATTGTTTATCACCGAATAATTTTTTCTTAACTTCATCTAGTTTAGAGGTATCTTCAATTGGGAAAAAATGTTTTTCATTAATACCATGTGGTACATAACTTAACACTTTATTTTTAGCTTTATCACCTAATACTATTTTATTTATATTAAGTGTTTGTTTTGATATAGCCATCAATCCATCACATGACTCATAATAAGGTTCATTATATAATGGAGCTGGATAATCATCCCAAATGTTAAGGTAAATAATAGGTATCCTTCTTCTAATTTCATTTTCAATTTGAAATAACCAAATCCAATATCTTGGATCAGTAAACATCATTAAAGCATCTGGTTTTTCAAAATCTAACATTTGTCTAATGTACTGAGCATCTCCATATCCACTTATTGGGTATAGAATAATATTAGCATCATCAATACCAGCATGTTTATTAGTATCAGCATTTAAATCAAAACGCTTACCCTGGTCTGGATGGTTAATAGCACCTCCAATGTTAACCCAATTGTAATGATGCGCTGTACCTAGTACAATTTCTCTAGCCATTGTTGATATACCAGATGTCATTCTGATATCATCACATAACAATAAGATTTTTTTCCTTTGCGCTTGTGGAACGTAACTTTCTTTCATAACGTGATTAAATAATTTTTTAAGATTTACTACCTGTTAATGATAAGTTTGTATGATTATGAAGTTGTTTTCTATAGTCTTCATCAGTTAGATATGAATGAATACTTCTATCAACTAATTTTTGTAGTGAGAACTTAGTTCTAACACATAATACTTTAAATTCTTCAAATAATTCTTCATTAACCTTAACACTAGTTAATTTACTTTTGTCCGCCATATATTATATTTTATATATATAAATATACGTATAGATTATAAAGCGACATTTTTATCGCAAAGTGTTTTATCATTATTAAATGGACAGTAAGTGCAAGAATCTTTACTTACTATTTTAGAATATTCTTTAATTACATGTTTACCATCATTATCAAAACATTCATTTAAAAACATACTAAATTTCTCAGCTGCTTGTTTACGCTTAATTTTACCACTAGCTGGTTTAAATTCAGTTATATAAGGAATAGCGAAAGCATCATTGTCCCATATCTTTCTCTTTAATATAAAGAACTCAACCTCAATTTTATCAACATCAATATTATATTGTTTAGCAAAATATTCTTTATAAAGCAATATTTGAGCTAACTTAATATCATCTTTTTTATCTTTATCTCTCCATCCTGATCTAGATGTTTTAATATCATAGATATAAACTTTATCTAAATCCTTATCATATAAAACAAAGTCAATATAACCTTTTAGAAATACATTTTTAGATAAACCAACCATCAGAGGCATCTCAATACCTAATAATACTGTATTACGAGTAGTAAAAAATTGGCCACGATGTTTTTTAAACCACTCAAGTATATTAACTCCATCCTCATAAAACTCTCTCATTTCATCTGGATTAGAGAAATGTTGTTTAGATGCTTCAAATTGTTCTTTATAAACTGCTCTAAAACGTTCATTAAACATTCCTACTATATCTTCTCTATCAGCTGCTGCTCCACTTTGCTCATACATTACTTTAAGATAATGTTGCATTGTTTCATGAATAGCAGTTCCAAATATAGTATGAATTGAGGCTGAATATGGAGCTAAATTCTTAACATAGGCTAAATACCATTGATGGGGACATTTACGCCACATTGAGTATTGAGAGTATGATACTGTTGATTGGTATCTATAATCAACTTCTTTAAGTTGATGAGTCTTTATTTTAAGTTCAATCTCTGTTAATTTACTTTTTGCCATATATCTCTCTTATCTTACTCCCCAGTTCCATATTATTAGGATATTGTTCAATTAAATTTTGTATATCAGGAATAATTGATTGTTCTTTTTTAATATATTGAGCTGCATCTAATAATTCTTCATATAGATGATTCATGTAGTTGTCCTTATTGTTTTCACCTAATGTTGTATTATATTTTTTATAACCACGTTCAGCTCTAGATTTTAAATCTTCAATCACTTGATTAGTGATATTGTCTTTAGTGTGTTTCATACGACTTTGTTCCATTAATGTTTCTCGTTCGCGTTCCATCATCATCATGTATTCGCGATATGATTTTGAATCTGATATATAACTCATAATATTAAATTTAAATAACCTAATTGGGACAGCCAAGTTAGATTAAATTAATTAATTATTATAACTGATTGTATTACTATTTTTATCTATTTTTGAAACATAATTGCGTTCAATATGATTATTGAACTTATCGAATCGTGAATCAGTATAACTATAATTCTCATCAATTCTACGATTAACAATATTAATTGCCTCATCTAATTTACGTTCAATTGAGTTATATCGTTCTTCAATTTCTCTCCATTGAACTTGGTTTTCATTCTCTAATGACTTGACCCTACGTAATGCCCAAATGACATTACCTACGAGCCAACCCAGTACCGCTGTCGCTATAGCAACTACAGCACCTAAAATAAATGTAATCATTTTTTGTTTCTCCTTTTTTTATTTGTACCTGGCTGTCCCAGATTAAGTTCCTTTTTAATGTTATCTGCTTCTATTATATTAGAATAATCTTTAGCCTCACGAGTACTACATTGGTAATACTCAGCTATTGCTTTGATTGTTTCCAGATCATTTTTAGTACTTGCTTTAATATATCTAAAGAATGCTTTTTGTTTAGGTAACAATTCACAATACAATTGATATACTTTTCTTTTAGGGCAATCTGGATAGCGTTGAATTAAATTAACAATATCAATATAATTTGAGTTCATACTAATAAATCTATTAATCATGTAAGTATTAAACTCAGCCTTATCTTCATCTGTGAATGTAGTCCACGGACGTTTATGATATGTTATTTCATTTAACCAATCAAATAGATTCATTATCTTTATTCTTAAGTGGCTCAGGTAAAAACTCTTCATTAACATGTCCACATGCAGCACAACTAAATACAGGCAATGGAATTAAAGCGTCTTGTGTAGTACCAGTTAAGAATTTAGATGCTTTTCTAAGCATTAATCCTTCTTGAAATACTTTACCACCACACTTATCACAAACGATTTCTTGTGTTTTAGTTAAATCAATGTTTAACCTGGGTTGTTCATTTTGCATATTATTTGCTTTTAGTTATTATATTTTTTTAGTTCATCCTCTAACCATTCTTCTTTACTTTTTATTTCAAACAACTGAGCAGCTTTAGCAGCGGTTGGAGATAATATTTTAATCAATTCTTCTTTTTCTTTATTATAAGCTTCCTTAGCTTCATTGTAGTACATATCTACATTCTCTAATAATTCTTGTTTTGTTATCATATATTTAAAAGTTTAGCTATACATCCCATAAAACAAATTTCCTTATCTGCTATAGTTGTATTATGAAATAAATATTCTTCTATTACTATTGTTGACTCTGGAGACGAATAATGATTATGTAATGATTTGTATAACCCAGTAAAGTCATTAATATTGTTATCTGCTATGATTTGTCTAATATTATTAAATGCTGTTTTCTTTTTAGATTTAACTTCATCAATAATTTGTTCAATATAATTACTATCTATTACTTCATTAAGTGTTAACTTGCCTTTAACTGAATTACTTTGTAATATATTAATTGCTCGTCTTAAATCAGGATAAGTTTTTTTAACAATATTAATTATATCTTTCTTATCATACTCTATACCTTCAGCATCAAGTATACTAACTAAATGTTTAGCTACTATTTTAATATCTGCTATTGTTAAATGGAAACTAGTTAATCTGGATTGTAACGCGTCAATGATACGTTCAACATAGTTACAAGTAAAAATAAACCTAGTAGTTAAACTAAATGACTCAATAATATTTCTAAGTGCCGCTTGAGCATTTATAGTTAAAAAATCAGCTTCATCTAATATAACCACTTTAAGTGGTTTAAATGTAGCGCCTGAAGCAAATTGTTTCACTTTATCTCTAATTACATCAATACCATTTTCATCACTACAGTTCAAGTATAGAAAATCACAATTGATATTTTTAACTACTAACTTAGCAGCTGTAGTTTTACCTGTACCTGGAGAACCAAATAATAATAGATTAGGGAAATTATTTTTATCAATCCATTCCTTTAATCCATCAATGAATGCTTCATTGCCTAAATAGCCTTTAATAGTATCAGGTCTATATTTTTCAACCCATAATGTATGTTTACTCATATATAATCCATTATTAATTCTTCACCATAACACATTCTCTGTAAGGTATGAAATTTTAGCTCATCATCCAAAGGTTTTGCTTCTTTGAAGTCATTACACCATACCAATTGTCCACCATACATCAGTCCACTGAAGTATTCTAGTTTTGAATTCATAACTATAAAATACTTGCGTTTTGGTTCTTTTTTACCTGTCATAATTATCTAGTTGTTCCTTTAGTTATAAATCCATCTTCAATAATCATATACTCACCACTAGTTCCTAAACAATCAATTAAATAATATCTACCACCAGCTGCTTTTTCAGCACCTATTAAATCAAGTTTTTTAACTTGAGTATGACCTACTACTTGAATGTATTTTTTCTTTAATCCTTTATCATGTTTTTTATTTACAGCCATTAATGATTTAGGTCTAATCCAAATTGGTGTTTGATAAGTATTATCACCATAAGGATCAGTACCATTAAAATCAAATGATTTAGGTTTATATTTAAATAGATCATTTAATAATTCTACTACATTATCTTCAACCCATCCTTCCTCCCCAAATTCACCATCCATAAATGTTGGACTAACCCCAGCGTGACTAAATAAAAATTCATCCATTTGATAAACCATTTGTAAATGCTCTCTATTAGCATCAATAGTAGGTTCAATTTGATGTTTAAATATTGATTGGTAACCTGATGTACCTGTATTTCCTACTTCTGGAAAGTAATGAAAGTCATGATTACCAATTAACATAATAACTTCCTTACCGCTTGATTTTTTATATTCAATTATATCAAGAAAATTATTTAATTGTTCTTCTCCTTTAATATCAAATGAATCAAAGTAATCACCTATAAAGATAACCCTATCTGGATTTTCTATATTAACAATCAATTTCCAAATTGAACGTCCATGAATATCTCCTATAACTACTGTTTTCATTTTTTAACAAACTGTATAAAATATACTTTAACAGCAAATTGTTTTTGCTCTTTTATTGATTTAAATGTATTATCTCCTCTTAGGTCATATAATTCTTTTCTTATTTTGTTAACAATTGCCTCATCAATGTATCTCATCTCGCTATGACCATCTATTGTTTCAATTCCATCCATTTCAAAATCATATTTGATTCTAGGATATCTTTGTAGAAATTCATTTTCAATTTCGTTAGCTTCATCTTTAGGAAACCATCCACTGAATATGACTTGTAAATTATATTTTTCTAATAATGGATGATCTTTAAATCTATCCTCAACATTAAATTCAGTTGTGATACCAAATTTACTTATTACAGGTGGATTTTTTATTTTCATAGATTAAATGCTTCAATTGTTTCTTTAAATGGATTACCTTCAATCTGTTTAACTAGATCTAACATGTCTTGAGCCAGTTGTCTTACTTCAACCTGAGCATGTTCACTGTTTCTCAATAGCTGAAAATGATAGAATGAGCGCCAATTGAACATTACATCCATTGTAATTTGTGAATTGAATGTTTTAAAGAAGCGAGCTGATTCTTTAGCTCGTTTACGACCTAGAATTGGTGTTAGGTCTTCTAAACATTTGTGATATAGTTGATTACCATACCTTGTATATTCATCTAATATGTCAGCCCAATTTTTTCTTTGTAGATGTTCCATACTACAAGGAATATCAGGCCAATCATTTGGAATATAGTATTTATCTTCTTTCAATTCCTTATATCTAGCACTCTCACCATTAACTGAAACACCAATTCTATGTTTAATTAAATGGATATGAGTTGCTTGATCTACTGTTACTAGAAAATGTAATGATGATTTTTCAAATGGTGTATGATGACCCTCACTTGCTAGCATTTTAAGTAGTTTACCTACCCTAGCTTTCTTCTCTTCAGTTATGTCTCTAGATGTTGATGTCCAAGCTGATTGAGCATGAACTAAATCTGAACCATAATAACCTAGCAATTCTACTTTGTTCATAGTGTTATTTTATCTACTGTTTTAATGTCATTATTTTTATTAGCCTTAACAGCCCATTGTTCTTGTTCTTGTTCTATTATAAAAGTAAATGGATCAATTGTTTCTTTAAATACTCTGTCCATAAATGAATCAGCATATTCTTCTCTCCTATTAATTAGTTCTCTAAGTCTAGTTAATTTTTCTTTATTATCTTCTATATTAGCATTATGTTCATGAACACGAGATATCATTTTGTATATAGCCCTAATCATATTATAGTATGATTTAGCATTTTTCATTCTATCCATCATTTGTTCCCAATACTTAAATGTTTTAGAAGTTCTAACATCTAAAGCATATCTCATCCTATAACTGTATGTTATACTTGGATGAACTAGTCTAACTGGAAAATCACCTAAATATACTTCAATGATATCTTTTTTTCTAAGCATTTCATCATTGAATATATCTATTTTAAAGTCTATAGTTCTCATTAGTTCATCATCAACTGGTTCACTCCATTGTTTATAAAACTGCCACATATGAGTATTTGGATCAAATTTTGGAGCATGTGTTGGATCAGTATTATACATTTCTGATTGAGTGGATTGCAATCCAAAGAAATTTTTAAGTGTGGTCCATTCTTCTTCTGTAAATGGAGATAACAATCCAATGTCAATATCACCTACTCTATCAATTGGTTCAAAACCTAATAATTTAAGGGATAAACTACCTGTTAGAACAAATTTATCATTCATTGCTAACATAGGTAAAACATACTTATCAAAAATGAGTTTAGTGTCATCTTTAAAACCATTAATGACACTATCCTTAAATTTCAACCTCATCATTCCTGTTTCAGGAACCAAATCATAAACTATATTCATAACCTAATTTTATTTAAATATACTAAAGTCTTCCAGCACCTTTATAATTTCTATTATAAGGATAACTATTTAGATCACTTATGATCACTCCTTCTCTTCTATTTGAAGCATGTACAAATTTATTTCTACCAATATAAATTCCACAATGCCATCCTGATGGTGATATATTACTATTAAAAAATACTATATCACCTATTTTTAGACTAGGTTTAGTTACTCGTTTTGTTTGTCTCCATTGTTTCCAAGCCACATTTTCTAATTGTTCATCATAAACTTCTTTATATAAACGTTTAGTGAATTGTGAACAATCAATCCCTGTTTTAGAGTTACCTCCTAAACGATAAGGAGCTCCTAACCATTCATTAACAAATGAATCTAATGTTTTTGTTTGTCCTTGACTTAAAGTAGACAAACTTAAAAATAATACTAATAATATCTTTTTCATTGGTTTGCTACTAAAGTTTTATAAATATCTACTATTAAGTAGAATAACATGGCTAATAATAGTAAGCCACTAATAAATATTAATAATTTACTCAGTCTCACTAGAAATAATTTCAGCGAACTGTTCCGCTGCTTTTGAATTACGCTCAGAGAATATTTGAAAAGCTACTTCATATCTGCCTTTTTCAATTTGGCATGGAAAATTTTCATCATATAAAGAATCTTTTTCATGTTGTAGAGTATTAATAACATTAACTAAACTATCTGTATTAGATTGTTTAACTTGAGTTCTTAGTTTAGATAATTCACGTTGCTGAAAATAACAAACTGTTAATACTGATATAGCACCTACAATTGTAAATGCTTGTTTGTACTTGTTAATTAGTTTTATCATAATTAAAAAATTTACTTATTACTTGTTGTTCACCTTTTGTTCTTGGTTTTGCTGGTGGTCTTTCTTTTACTTTGGCTTTTCTACCTCTTGGTTTACCTTGATATTCATTTTCATCTATAGTTTCCCAATTCCAATTAGCTACTTTCTTACGAAACGCTTCTCGCGCTCGTTCTATACTACCATTGTCTTTAGGATATACTGGTTCCATATATTAAATATGGTAAATTAGTTTAGGTCAAAAGTCTCCTTCAGTATGACTCTTATTATCATCCCAATTTAGAAAATCTTCCCCTTTATAATCAGGATAATTTTTTTTCATGTTATCTATTCCCCTTACCCAGAAAATAGATACAATAAATCCTACAGCAAATGAAATAATTAGTCCCACCATCTTTCAATATTTTGTTCAAGTATGTTAAATAATAAATGTTTTGCCTTATTATGTTTATTAGTGACTGTGTCTATTTTTTCTTGAGTTAATTCATTGTCGTTAATAAGTTCCTCCATATAAGTTTCATTCTGTATTTTTTCAATTAAACGAACACACAACATCATTCTATCAGCATCATAATCAGAATTAGTATGATAACCATACTTACGAGTATGCTCAGCGGTGAATATTAATTTATATTTGAGTATTTCAAGAATATGATAGTAGTCCCATTGTTCATCTTTCCAGATGATTGGTAACCAACGAAATAGATTCTTGAGTCGTCTTTTAAATTGTCTTAGTCTCCACATAACATTAATTTAAGTAAAAATTCTTGGGTTACCTAATTTGAGGAATGAGATAAGTTAACATCTCCTAATATACAGTATTTAATGTTTTGAGTTACATCACTTGTAGCTACATTAATAGTAAAGAATGTGACTGGATTGATTGTAGAGAAATTAGTTCTAGTTATGTTATCATAATTAGTTGAGGTGAACCATAATACTTTATTTATCAATCTATAACCTGAATTGTGAGCTGCTATTAAATAAGTGTCACCTAAATCAAGTATACCATTTTCATTAACATCAGCTGCCTTCCATTGTTTAGTACCTGTCATTACTAAGCCTTGAGCTGTTACAGGTGGTGTACTTTCATTTTGTAATTCATTCCATACAGGAGTAAAATCAGCTGATGTTACACCTTGCATTGTTAATGATGGAACTAATTTATATGTTGAGTTTTGGTTTGGTAATGTAAAAGTATAAGTACCGTTTGTAGCTACTGTTTTATAGTCTACAAGTTGATCAACCCCATTCACTACTCTATAAAGTGTAAGTAATGGTCTTGAGGTTAATCCAGCTGGTATTGAGACTGTTCCAGTTAAGTTATTTGTTACAGCAACTACATTAGTAGTATTAGCAGTATAAAATCCAGTAAATGTAGCATCAGCTGGGTTAGTCCAAGTACCAAATTCAATTACATAGGCGCAACTAAAACTATTAGGTAAGTCATTCCAACAACCTCCTCCACCCCATTTAGTTACAGCATAGTGTTCTCCCCCAGCATTATTAGGTTCACCAGCGCACCAGTTATTGTATTGGCCAGCTATATTACCTGCTGTTTGTCCATTTGATGTTTTAATTAAAGTACCATTTTCAGGACCAGCATCTACTCTCCAATATCCTTCTTGAGCAACATCTGATAATGCAAACCATATATTACTTTGAGGTACATTTGCTACTATAAAGTCTTGTTCTGATTGTGAAGTGATTGTTACAAGATAACCTGTCTGCCCCTTAAATGTTTGTTGAGTAGACATTGATTTAGCAGTTGTATAAGTTTGTCCTGTTGATACTGGTAAGTAAAAGTGGCCGTTAATAGCATTATAATAATATCCTGCTGGGTTAACAGTTGTTGAAATTGATATTTGAACATTACCTGTAGTTGAACTTGTATTTACTTTTAAAGACGCCAAGGCATTATTTACATTAGCTTGAGTGCCTGTAAAACTAAGGCGAGTTTGGTTTGTCCAAGAATTATACCCTGTAGCAAATGATAATCCTGTAGTTGTAGTAATACTGAATGTTACACCTGCTGGTGGGTTAACAAAACCAATTGATGTTAATAATGTTTCTGATCCAAATCCATTAATTACAAACCCACTAGCATCTTGTCCACTAACATTTACTTGGTAGGTTCTACCTGGTGGAGCAGTAATTGACTGTCCAAATAACATGAATGGAAACAATAATATGACCAGTAATAACCTCATAAGTTAATCTTACTTCCTATTAGAAAGAATGATAAGATAGGAAAATCAGGGTTGGTAGACAAATTTGCTTTGTAATTCATATTAAATTTGAATCGCCTTGTTAACTGATAGTCAAATCCACTACCTATAAACGCACTAAATGTTCTATCTGTTGTTGTCACTTTATCTACAGTAGAATATATTAACGGAGTAGATATAATATATAACTCAGGAGATATAGTTAAACGTTTACTACCTTTAAATGGTTTAGTATAGAATGCTGTTATTGAAGGTGATATGAATGTATTTTTCTGTTCACCAGTTATTAATGTCATAGCAGCGCTAGTGTTAAATCCAGTTACACCCCATTTACCAGCGTTTAATATTCCACTATAACCAACAAATCCAATTACATTACCATATGAATAAACACCAGTTAAATTTAAGTTATGTACCCACTTTAATTTACCATTTTTACTAAAGTTAATTTTAGTATATTTACCTGATAAGGCAAATTGTTTAAAATTAAACCATATCATCGATGTTAATCCCCAACTTGACATTCCTGTCATTGATGATTGATTCATACTTAAATTAAGTATAGGTGTAAATGTTTTATCTAGATTTTGAGCTGTAGTAAAGTCAGATGATACTATTAGGGGATTAGTTGTTCCACTTTTACCTCCATTTTTACCACCTTTACCTCCTCCCCCACCTCCACTACTGTTATTATCGTCTTTAGAGCTATTTTGGTTTTGTTGATCTACATTCATTGTTGTAGTAGCGGCTACTTCTTCACCTTTTTGTTCAGTTCTAGTATTGGTTTGATTATTTCCTTGAGTACCGCTACTGTTATTGCTCCCCCCAGTATTACCATTACTCCCATTATTTTGATTATTTCCTCCAGTGCTATTAGAGCCACTTGAATTCGATGTGTTATTATTGTTTTCATCCTTCTTTTGTTTTGAATCTCCATCTTTATTATTTTTAGTTGCAGCATCATTACCACCTGCTGATGAAGCATTAGCAGTTGATGCTGATGTGGCAACACCAGTAATAGTACTAGAGGCGGCTGATTGAGCTTGACTCATAATACTACTAACAACACTTTGAACTGTGTTGCCTATAATTTGTGATGTAATTTGATTTTGAGTTACTTGTCCTTGTTGTTGTCCACAAGGAGATATTTTTCTATAATCAGAATAAACTTGATTTATCCAAGCAGCAAACGCTCCACTAGCTACATCTGCTGATGTAAATTGTCTTGATTGGCCATAGAAAACTACTACAGTACCTGTAGCTGGTACTGAGAAATAAGTTACTTGACCAGTGCAAGGATCTGTAAATTGATGGGTAAGAGTTTGCCCATTAATGTTTTCTGTCGCTAAAAAGAGCAACAGCAAGGTGAAGTATATTCTTAATTTTCTCAATCATCAAA